CCAACGAAGCTGTTGATTTCGCCCATCGCCAACGCCTTTACGGTGTTGTAGTCGGAAGAAGTTACGGTTGTGTTGTTCAACAAATCAGAGATTTGCTTAGGCGAGCAAGCAATGTAACGAGGGATCGAAGGATCAACGTCACCGCTGTCCAAGATTTCCTTCGCTTCAATTAGCTTTGCCAAGGTCAAACCACCACCGCCTGCGGCGATCTGGTTGTTCGAGGTGTCAAACGCAGTGGTTGTGGAACCATCTTTGCCTGTCTTGGCGGAACCAAGAGCAGCAGAAATGATTACGTCATCCATTGCGCGACCCATTGCAGCAGCAGCGGCACGGGCATAAGTCGATGTCGGGTCTACCAACAAACGAACCTTGTCCTGATCGTCAACAAGGTCAGCGTATTCGTAGTCAGACAGCGTTACCATGCGGCGGCTGTGAGGGGTGTCGATGAGCGGAGTATCCGCATGACGAGTAGTGCGCAGGACAGCAGCAGCGCTACCGACCTGATCGAAGAAGGCTTTTTCGCCATTCACAGTTTCCACATCCACCGCGTTACGCAGCAGCGAACCCATCTGCTGCGAAAGCATCTGGATGTTCGAGGAAAACTGATTGACGAATGCCGTAGTGATTTGAGTAGACATTAGTCATTCACTCCAACAAAGGTTTCAGGTTGCTGCGCTCGGTTATCCCTTGCGGGGCCGTGCTTACTGCTAAGGGCAGCCACTCCACCTGTCTGACAGGTTTGTCCTGCGGGCCTCGCGGTTATCCGCACATCAAGCATACTCACGAAGCCTCAAGACTTCATCAACATACTTCTGATGTTCAGGGTGCATCTTATCCCAATATGGGCTATCGCGTCTAGTCATCTCAGTAATTCTCTCAGATGCTTCCGCTGGGGTCATAACCATCTCGGATGTATCACCGATCAAATTATCTTCCCCAATAGATTCAGCGATCCTTGCAAACATACGAACAACGTCTGGGTGATCGCCAAGCATACGGCCATCAGCCAACTTAATGTTGTCCAAAAGATCAGCGCTGCCAAGCGTGTCAACGGCTGCCTTATAAGCAAGCTCTAGCTTTTGCTCAAAAGCCTGACCCCATTCTTTGCGCAACTCCTGCTCGCCAGTGTAGCGCGCCTCGTCAGCTTGTTGCTCATATTGCGCCTGCGCCTGAGAAAGCGTTGTCTCCATAAATTCAGCAACAGTAGATGCCTGACGATCATTCAACCCTGCTTGAAACGCAGCATTCTTGAATTGATCCAAACCCTCCTGCCCTAGGATGTTTGCCTCAACATTGATTTCATAATTGGCAGGATCATTCGGCGCGCCAAGCCGTTGATACAATGCGCGCCATTCATCATCTGTTGCAGACTTGCCTGGCAAGGCAACTTTATCCGCGCCGATCATGCGCTGCGCATGGACGTAACTTTTCGCCAATGCCGCAGGATCAGTAAAGTTACGCAGGCTTGGTTCCTGACGCAAATCTTCTGGCAGACTATCTAGGAAACTTAATGGTGCAGCTTGTGTAGATGTATCTACTGCTTGGGCCTCTGTTGCTGCGGAAGTGTCAGCGACTTCTTGAGACCCAACTTCTTGGGTTGCCTCTTCGCTCATGGTATATCCTTACCTTGGTTTGCCTTCCTCCGAGAGCATCCTAACGATCAAAAGCACAGCGTCACGCTGGCCCTCGCGGAAAGCGGATTGATGGGGATCGTTAGGAACAAATGTAGTCGCCTCAAAGGAAAACCTAGCCTTCAAGTCCGACAATACCTTCTCGCCATCTTCGGTGTTAAACGTCCGCCGATACGCGAGTTTCAAATCTTCTATTTGCTTCATTATTCTCCCTGACTGCCGACCGCCTTAACAAGTGGTGCGACATTTTTAGCCTGCTCTGTAAGCATTTGCTCCTGCTGCATCGCGGCTTGCTCCTGCGCCGCCTGTTGTTGCTGACGGCGAATGCGCGCGACTTCCTCGTCCGAGCGAATAACACGCGCAGGAATACCTGTCGTTTCGACCAAATACTTAACCAGCCGATCCGTATCCAAGTAATCCATCACAGGCGCAATCTCAGCCACCTGCATCATCACCTCAAAACCACGCAGCATAGACTGCAAATCAGTCATCTTCTGTGCTTTCGCAAGCGGAGACACATACTCAATATCAATATCCTGACCCTGAAGCTGCTCAGGGGCAGGAGGGAGGAGGCCGCCCCTGAGCAGCAGTGCAAAGCAACGCGAGATGAGCGGCTGTAAAAGCTCAGCCTGCAAACGCCCAAGCACAGGCCCGAGCAAGCGCATCTTCTCTTCGTTCCTTTGCAACACTTCTGTCGCGGTCATGTTCTGGCCCTGCGACAGCAAAAGCTGATCCACATAGAACGCCTGACGAATGGCATTCCTGCGCTGCTCCTCCATATTCAAACCAAGCGGGTTGTTCGCGCCGATCTGCAACGGCTCCAAACGATCCCGCGTGCCTGCGCGGTAGAAATTCAAAGACCCTGGTGTCGTGCGGATCGGCAACATGAACCCATCGTCAGGAGCCATCAATGGCGGATCAACCTGCTTCTGAGCGGCCTTAATGGTCGTCTCGCTCATCTTGTTGACCATCTTCACATCGGGAAGCGCGGTCATGGCGGGTGAACGACCATAAACCGACACACTATCCTTCACAAAGCGAGGAACCATAAACGGAAACTCGTCAAAGCCACTCTCGCTCAACAAGAACTTCGTGGCCCCATGGTAATACACGGATGCAATGGGCTTGCTTCGCGCCGCACGCGCAGACTTACCACCACGCGGATATACCGCATGAATGATCTCATGCTCCTTATACGGCTCTTTCTCTACGTCCTTCTGAACCTGTGTCGGCAAATTATCCTTGCCAAACTTCTGTTCCATCGCACGCGCGGTCATCTTGAACTTACGATAAACCGTATCAACCTGACCATTCGCGCTTTCAGAAATGCAAATCTCGGCAATGTGACGCGCGCCAAACCTAAAGCCGTCCTCAGCGCCCTCAACGTAAATCGCGCCAGTGCCGAACACTACGAGGTCATAGTAAAGCTCGTGAATCTCTTGCTGAAAGTTAGAACGGTGAAACGCCTGATACATCTGATCGAGCGACAACTCCAACCACTCATTCGCCGCATCATCCTGTTGCAACGCAGGATTGCGAAACCGCATGGAGAACCACGGCGTGCTAGGGCTGGTCAACATCCCGTGCAAGGACGAAGCCAACAACTCAACCGCATGAATGGCAGTGCCGTCAAAAATCAACTCAGTGCGCTTATCGCCCTGAGTGCGCTTCTTCACAATGTCAGCCTTACGCGGCAACATATAATCCGCAAGCTGTTGCCAGTGATTTTCCCAATTAGATCGAGACGACTTCAACTCGCGGTATCTGCGATCCAGTTTGGCGACAAGCGGATTTACCTCAGCCATTACATCATCCCGTAGCTAGACATTAAAGACCGCCGAGCGCGATCTTCTTTCGTTTTCTTCTTAACATTGCCACCTTCCATGCGACCCGCCATGCGCTGATTCAAGCGTTCAAGCGGATCAACAGTAGCAGCGCGCGTCATACGAGCAGGCTGATTAGCCCGCCGACCCATCATGCCCGCTATGTTAAGGAACTGTGGGTTCATCGAATAAGGCCACCACCCATAATCGAACGGCGCTCACGAGTGCCAGCCGTCCCAAGAATACCGCCTGGTGCAGTCGCAATCGTAGAAGCACGACCCTTCTTAGCAGTAGCCTCAGCCGCAGCTACAGCGGGTGATGCTGCAGTTTCTTCCGCGCTCGCAGGAGTTCCCGCAGGCGTGGTGGGCGCTGCTGGCGGAGTAGGGGCTGGAGCCGCTGGTGTCGGCGCTACAGCCGCGGGCATTGTTGGCATTGCAGGAGCCTTTGGCGAAGCCAACTTGGAAATCAAAGCGCCGCCAACTGCGCCAGCGCCTATCTTACCAGCCGTTGTTCCTAGCACCGCAGAAATTATTGGAACAAATGCACCCATGTCATTTACCTCTCAAGCTGCAAACGGATCATAATCCATGACCGCCTGCCGTTGTGGGGGCCGACCACCAGCCCTATCCTCTCTAAGCCCAACCGCTAAATACCGAAACGCATCAGCCGCGTGGCTCGTCCAATCATGCACAGGGTTTGCTCTGAAACTCCTAGTGCGCTCATTATACGCCCTATGATACTGACGCAAAGCCTCAAGTCCATCCTTGCAAGCATCGCGGTCAAACCACAAGCGCGGTATTAACATCTGCGCCGCATGAATACCATCTTCAACTGGCAACTTCGGCACAACACGAAAGTTCAAGCCCAAGTCCCAAGCAACCTCTCGGCGGCTCTTACCTGAACCCAACTCCCTTACCTCTATATCATGCGGAGCGTTGTGTGTCCCGTATAAATACTTTTTGTCCACTAGCACCTTGCAATAGTGCGGCAGACCCTCATTCCGAGCCTCATAAAAGTCAATTACATGAACCGCACGGCCAACAGTCTGCGTAAACCAAATCGCGGTTGAGTCACCAACGCCCAAGTCCCACCAAGTATCGACCCGCACGCTCGGGTCATACGGAACCTTGCTAATCTTGCCATCCGCCTGAGCCGCCTCTAACTCCTTACCATAGATCGCACCAGGAACATTCGCATTCCACGAACACTCAAATTCCTGCATATACTGATCTTCGGACATCGTTTTGCGCGCAGCTTGCAATTCTTCATCATCGAGCAAGCCCGTCTCACTCGCCTTGTAAATCGCGCAAAGCCACTCATCGCTCGCAGCAGCTTCCTCATACAAATCATAGAAGGCGTTGTGTCCTTTCGGTGTGCCGATGAATGCAGCCCAACCCTGGCGATCCGACAGTGCAGGACGAATAACCTCAGGAAACACATTCTCGGGCATTTGCGCAACTTC